GCCGCGCGCAACACGCTTCTGGGCGAGACATGGGTTGAAAGCGGCGACGCGCCGGAATGGCAGCGGCTGGCGGACCGTCGTGAAGCCTGGAAGCCGGGCACGGTGCCCATGGCGGGGTTGTTTTTGACGGCCGGGGCCGACGTCCAGAGGGACCGGATCGAAGTCGACATCTGGGCCTGGGGCCGGAGCATGGAAAGCTGGCTCGTCGATCACATCGTCATCCCGGGCGGGCCTGACGATCCTGCCGCCTGGGACAAGCTGACCGCCATGCTCGGGCGCAGCTGGCAGCATGCCAACGGCGCCTTCATGACCGTGGCACGGCTTGGCATCGATACCGGTTACGAGGCCGCGGCCGTCTATGCCTGGTCGCGCAAGGTGGGGTTCGAACAGGTCGCACCCCTGAAGGGCCTCGAAGGCTTCAACCGGGCGGCACCGGTTTCTGGCCCGACCTTCGTCGATGCGACCATCGGCGGCAAGCGCCTGCGCCGCGGCGCGCGGCTCTGGTCGGTGGCAACGGCGACGTTCAAGGCGGAGACCTACCGCTTCCTGCGGATCGAACGGCCGAGTGACGAGGATCGCGCGCTGGGCGTCCTCGAGGCGCCGGGGACCGTGCACATCCCCGGCTGGGCGGACACCGAATGGCTGAAGCAGCTGGTGGCCGAGCAGCTGGTCACCATCCGCAACAAGCGCGGCTATGCGCATCAGGAATGGCAGAAGATGCGCGAACGGAACGAGGCGCTAGACTGCCGGGTCTATGCCCGCGCCGCGGCGTGGATCCTCGGCGCCGACCGTTGGGACGAGGCGACCTGGCGGCGGCTTGAGGCGCAGGCGGGCGTCGAAACGCGCATGCCCACGGCCACCGCAAACGAGATCACCACACAAGACCCGGCCCAGCCCAAGGCCGGAACCCTGACCACGCAACGCCGGAAACGTCGGGCCTACACACCGAACTTCATGAGGGACTGATGGACCTGGAACGCATGCAGGCCCTGCTGACCACGCTGCAGGAAGCCCGCTTCGCGGGGCTGCGCAGCGTCAGCTACGACGGCAAGACCGTGACCTATGGCTCGGACGCGGAACTGGCCGCGGCTATCCGGGATCTTGAGGGCCGGATCGCTCAGGCTTCCGCCGCGCCGCGCCGCCGCCGCTGGGGCACGGTCGCGACGAAGGGTCTGTGACCATGGTGCTCGACGCCTTCCGCGCACGCCTTGGCTCGATCATAGGTGGGTTTGACGCCGCACAGTCTCACCGCCGCATGCGCGGGTTCCGCGCGACCCGCGCCCATGTGAACACGCTGATCGCAGCCTCAGGCGAGACGATCACCGCACGGGCGCGCTGGCTGGTCCGGAACAACGGCTACGCCGCGAACGCGGTCGATGCCTTCGCAAATCATGTCGTCGGCGACGGCATCAAGCCCTCGTCGAAGATCGCGGACGCAGCGAAGAAGGAGGAGCTGCAAAAGCTCTGGCTTGCCTGGACGGACGAAGCCGATGCCGAAGGGTTGACCGACTTCTTCGGCCTCCAGCGCAGGGCGACCCGCGAGGTGTTTCTGGCGGGAGAGGTCTTCCTGCGCATCCGCACCCGGCGGCCGGAGGATGGGCTGACGATGCCGATGCAGCTGCAGATGCTGCCCTCGGAAATGCTGCCACAGGACATGACCCGCGTCCTGCCCGGCGCGGGGTCGATCCGGCAGGGGATCGAGTTCGACGGCATCGGGCGGCGCGTGGCTTATCACTTCCTGCGCCGCCATCCGGGGGACATGACCGATCCGGGGCTGGCGGGAGAGACGGTGCGCGTGCCCGCATCCGAGGTCATCCACATCCTCGACCCGGTCGAGGCGGGCCAGCTGCGCGGCGTGTCGCGCTTCGCCGCGGCCGTGGTGAAGCTCTTCACCCTCGATCTCTACGACGATGCGGAACTGGAGCGGAAGAAGACCGCGGCGATGTTTGCCATGTTCATCACCTCCCCCGCCCCGGAAACCGCCCTCGATCCGGCCGAGGACGATCTCGAGGTCGAACCCGGCCAAGTGGTGCGGCTCGATCCCGGTGAGGATGTCACCACGCCGTCCACCCCGGACTCGGGCAGCACTTACGAACCCTTCCAGTACCGCACGCTGTTGCAGATCGGCGCCGCGCTGGGCGTGCCCTATGGCTACCTGACCGGTGACACAGCCAAGGGCAACTTCTCGAATACGCGGATCGCGCTGGTCGACTTCCGCCGCCGCATCTCGGCCTTCCAGCATTCGGTGATGGTCTACCAGCTCTGCCGTGCTGTCTGGACGCGGTGGATGGACATGGCGGTGCTGGCGGGCGCCATCGACCTGCCGGGCTACGCCAGCGACCGGCGCGCTTACCTCGCCTGCGACTGGCTCCCCACGAAATGGGACTGGATTGATCCGGCCAAGGATGCTGCGGCGGAAATCCTGCAGATCGAGGCTGGCCTGAAATCACGCACGCAGGCCATCGCCGAGCGCGGCTATGACGCCGAACAGGTCGACCGGGAAATCGCCGCCGAACGCAAACGCGAGGCTGAACTCGGCCTCGACTTCCGGCGGCCGGGATCGCCTGCGCAGGCGGCGGGTGGCGGCGCGGCACCGGGCAATGCCGAGGGCCAGCGACAGGATCAGCAGGAGGACGGCAATCAGGAAGAGGATGGCGAGAACCGGGAACCCCGGCCCGCGGAGGAAGGATGATGTACCACACCCAGATCGCCCAGCGCGTCTTCAACACTCCCCTGATGGTCGATCCCGCCAAGGCGCTGGCCTTCCTGACCGGGCTGGGGCCCCGGATCACGGGGCGGGAGATCAGTGTTGATGGTCTGGAGGTCACGGCCGAGGACCAAGCCAGCGCCACCGTTCCCGCCCGCGTTTCGCTCTTTGGCGACGACCTTACCAGCCGTCAGGCGCGAAACGGAGGCCAGCCCTTCGCTGTGGTGGACGGGATCGCGGTGATCGAGATCGCGGGCACGCTGGTCCATCGCGGCGCCTGGATCGGGCAATCCTCGGGGCTGACCTCCTACGAGGGCATTGCCGCCCAGCTGCAGGCAGCGCTGGCCGACACTGCCATTCGCGGCATCGCCCTCGATATCGACAGCTTCGGTGGCGAGGTCGCGGGGGCCTTTGACCTCGCGGATCGTATCCGGACCGCCCGGACACAGAAGCCCGTGCAGGCCTTTGTCGCCGATCACGCCCTCTCGGCCGCCTATGCGCTGGCGTCGCAAGCCGACCGCATCATCCTGCCCCGCACCGGCGCTGTCGGCAGCATCGGCGTCGTGGCCATGCACAGCGACATGAGCGGGGCGCTGGACCAGAAGGGCATCGCGGTCACGCTGCTCCATGCAGGCGCCCGCAAGGTCGATGCGAACCCTTACCAGCCCCTGCCAGAGGCCATCCGCGCCCGGATCGCGGGCGAGTTGGAAGACCTGCGCCAGCTCTTCGCCGCAACCGTCGCCGAAGGTCGCGGGCGCCACCTCGACACCCTTCGGGCGCTGGGCACCGAGGCCGCCGTCTTCCGCGGCGATGCGGCCGTCTTTGCCGGTCTCGCCGATGAGGTGGCCGATCCGGTCACCGCCTTCCACGCTTTCGCCGCCGCACTCCGCGGCACAACCACCCTCTCTTCCAACCCCAAGGGAAAGGGCACGATGATGACCACAGCCCCCGAAGACCATGCGCAGCCCCCGGCCGCGCCTGCTGCCAGCACCCCGCCGGAACCGGCCGCGCCCACGGCGATCGCACCGCCGCAGTCGGAAGCCACGGCCTTGTCGCCTGAAGCGATCCGCGCCGAGGCGGCCGAGGTCGCACAGGTCTGCGCGCAGGCCGCGCGTCTCGGGATCCAGGTCGATGCCGCCGATGCGGTCGCCAAGGCTGTGAAGCCCGAAGCACTGCGCGCCAAGATCCTCGCCGATCTCGCCGCGCGCAGCGATGCCGCAGGCATCATCGCCACCGCCCCGGCACCCGAGGCGAAGGAAAGCCCCATCGTGGCGGCCGCCAAGAAATCGGCCGCCGCCTCGCGCTGACGCGCACCGCCCGGATCGGGCGCCCCATCCCCCAACATCCAGGAGACTGAACCATGCCCGTCCTCACGGAACCGCCCAGCATGGGCGATGTCCTCAAATATGAGGTCAACCCGAACTACACCCGCGAGGTGATCACCCTGCAGCTGGGCCTGTCCTATCCGGCAGGGTCGGTCCTGGGGCGCATCACGGCCAGCGGCAAGTACACCCTCTCGCCCGCGACCGGGGCTGATGGTTCGCAGACGGCCGTCGCCGTGCTCCTCTACCCGGTGAATGCCACGCTGGCAGACGCCGTGGGCATCGTCGTCACTCGTGGCCCCGCCATCGTCTCGCGCGCCGCCCTCGCCTACGAGGCCACCGTCAACGACGCGGCCAAGATCGCCGCGAAGATCACCCAACTGGCCGCCGTCGGCATCATCGCCCGCGACGGCGTCTGACGCAGCCCTCCCGGCCGCGCCCATCCCCTCATTCCCCGGAGCCCCACCATGACCCTCGTCCGCAATCCCTTCGACGCTGGCGGCTACTCGCTGGCCGAGATGACGCAGGCCATCAATATCCTGCCCAACCTCTACACCCGCCTCGCCCAGATCGGCCTCTTCCGCTTCGAAGGGGTCAGCCAGCGCTCGGTCATCATCGAACAGTATGAAGGCGTCCTGAGCCTCCTGCCCTCCGTCCCCCTGGGCGGCCCCGCCACCGTCGGCACGCGCGAGGGCAGGTCGATGCGGTCCTTCGCCCTGCCGTGGATCCCGCATGACGACGTGGTCCTGCCTGCCGACATCCAGGGGCAGCCCGCGCTGGGCGCGTTCGACGCGGCCGATCCCCTTGTCGAGGTGATGAACCGCAAGCTGCTCCTGATGCGGCGCAAGCATGCTCAGACGCGGGAATACATGGAGATGAACGCGCTCCGCGGCATCGTGAAGGACGGCGCGGGCACGACCCTCTACAACTACTTCACGGAATTCGGCCTGGCGCAGATCTCGGTGGACTTCGTGCTGGGCACCGCTGGCACCAACGTGCAAGGCAAGGTCCGCGAGGTGCTGCGCGCCATCGAGGACAACCTCCTCGGCGAAGCCATGACCTCGGTTCACGCCCTCGTCAGCCGCGAGTTCTTCGACAAGCTGATCGCGCATCCCAAGACCGAGGAGGCCTACAAGTTCTACGCCTCGACCGGCGCCCAGCCGCTGCGCGAGGATGTCCGCCGCAACTTCCCCTTCGGCGGGATTCTGTTCGAGGAATACTCGGGCACCGTCACGCTTTCCACCAAGGCCACCGAACGGCTGGTCCCCGCGAACGAGGGCATCGCCTTCCCCTTGGGCACCATGGACACCTTCACCACTTATGGCGGCCCGGCGAACCTGCTGGAAACCGCCAACACCATCGGCCTGCCCCTCTACGCCCGCCAGCATCTCGACGAGAAGGGCCGCTGGATCGACGTGATGACCGAGGCTTCGATCCTGCCGGTCAACAAGCGGCCGCGCCTCGCCATCCGCCTGCACACGTCGAACTGACGGACCCAACCATGT